ACACAACAGTTACACCCAATGAATATACCAGTCAACAAGGTAAAAACTATACTGTTGAACGTTTAATGCCAACACCTTACAAATTAACAGTTAAAGCAGATATTTGGAGTACTAGCACTGAACAAAAGTTGCAGATATTAGAACAGATTATGATGTTGTTCAACCCAAGTTTAGAAATACAAACAACTGACAATTATTTAGACTGGACCAGTTTAAGTGTGGTTAATTTGACCAACATGACATTTAGCAATAGGCAAGTACCGGTTGGGGCAGAAAGTAATATTGATATTGCTACACTAACATTTGATATGCCAATATGGATTAGTCCTCCTAGTAAGGTCAAAACTCTCGGTGTTGTCACTAACATTATCATGGGTGTTTACAAAGGTGGAACTGGTATATCTAATGGTTACATTGAAGGATTGGGTGTTGATACTGTTGAGGCAGGACCTAACTTTAGCGATATATTAGACAAGGCAAGAACAAGTATTGAAAACTTTGGGATTTCAGTTCACGGTGGTAACGCAAGAATTTTAGATCCAAGCGAAAATGTTACTCACGCAAATAATAATTCACTGTATGTCAGTGTAAAAATGGGCAACAACATAAATTGGAGAACAATTTTAGATCCGTATCCAGGTCAGTTTAGATCAGGTGTAAGCAGAATGTTTTTAACACAAGAAACTGGTGCAGAGGTTAGTGGTACTGCTGCGTTAAATCCGCTTGATGAGAGTATATTAACAATTAGTTGGGATCCAGACACTTTCCCAACCAATACAGACATTGCATCACTTGATAGGCCAAGTAGTCCAGGAACGTTTGATGCTATTGTTGATCCAGAAAAAAGCGGGCCAGGTGCAGGTTTAGATGCTCCACAAGTTGGTACACGATATCTTATCATTAATAACATTGGTGGGGGCATTAGGGAAACGCTAATTGCAGAAAATCGTAGTAACAGATTAGACACTAATGTCGAGTATTCTAAAGTTAACGATTTTAAAGTGTTTGTAAATGGAGTTGAGGTTAGTGCAGTAAGTTCTAATATTAGCGACTTGATGGTACTACGCTTAACATCAACAGTTGCCATTGACGATGTAATTACTTACGAATTATATTTGAATGAAGATGGTCCTGATGCATGGAAGAACAGTGATGGTAGTGATTTTATTGCCAATACTAACGACATCATTGAGTGGGATGGAACAAAGTGGAGTGTAATTTTAGATGCAGCTGCCACAACGGACCAGATCATATACCTAACTAACATATATACTAACGTCCAATACAAGTGGAACGGAGTCCAATGGGGTAAGAGTTTCGAGGGCGAATATGCGAGGGGTACATGGAGATTAGAACTATAAAAGATAAAATTGTCTGTAGCGGGGCAGTATTTTATGCCAAACAAACAGGTAGAATTTTATTACTACAAAAATCTCATGGAAAACATGCAGGTACATGGGGGTTAGTAGGTGGAACTAATGATCAAGGTGAAAGTGCTTGGCAAGGTCTCCAACGCGAAATCCAAGAAGAAATAGGTGAACCCCCGTCTATAATTAAAACAATGCCCTTAGAAACATTTGTTAGTAATGACAGTGTTTTTAACTTTCACACTTATCTATGTGTTGTAGAAGAAGAATTTATACCCAAACTTAGCGAAGAACATGAAGGCTGGTGCTGGAGTACAATTGACGGATCTCCTAAGCCCTTACATCAAGCATTACGTAGCAGTTTTGGTAATAAAACCATGCGTACTAAGTTACAAACAGTATTTGATGTAATTGATTTAATGTAAATTTTAGTCATTAAAAAACGCTGCCTGAGCAGCGTTTTTTGTGGTTGCGTATTACGCTTGAGCTTCTGACCAACGTAACACAATTGAAACTTCCTGATCACTACCACCAGTTAAGTAACAGTTAATGGCCAATACGTCTGGACCGTTTGGATATACTCCACGACCACCAATAGCAGTATTAGTAATTTCCTTCAACTGTCCCAAATTCAATGCTGTTTGGTTGTTAGGCAAACCAACGAATGAGAAAATCTGTTCTCCTGGATATGCATAATTTGCAATTGATGAGAACGACAACGTTGATCCAATTGGTATGTTACCGGTAAATGATCTGCTAAAGAATACTGTTCGATAGTTAACACCACCAACGTTGAATATGCCGCCAATAAATGACACAGTTGTACCACCTGGGATAACTGCTTGGACAGCAGTGGTTGCAGATAATACAACCATACCAGGTCTAACGTTAGCAACATCGGTGGCTACAAAGTCAGCATAGTATGTTCTATTTGCTGCATATCGAGTAGTAGCAGCATCAAATGACACAGTAAATGTATTATTCCACACTGCTGAGTTACCAAGAGCAACTTGTGCAAAAGAAGGCTGACCACCAGCTGATGGGTTTTGCAATGAACGCCAATCAATATCTGTTGGGGTATTTGGGTAATTACTTGGATTCAAAATACCTTCAATAACAATACCCGACGCACTACCAGTACCCGCAGTAATTTCAATACCCTGTAGTAGCAACTGCGCTCTGTTAATTAATTCCCTATCTCCTAAATCGCCAACAATAGCGTTTGACACACTAGGTGCTAGACGAATTAAGAACGCTGTTCTACGAGTTGTACTTGCAATAAACGATGTAGCTTGATAGTTGAACAAATATCCACGGTCAGTATCAAATCCGCCGTCTGTTAAGTAAGCACTACCCCAGTGACTAATAACTGGACTTGTCTTATTACTTATGAATATGACACCAGTCCTAATCAAGTGGCTAGCAGCATCACCAGCTGTGTAAGTTCTAGTAGCTCCTGCTGAGAAATTACTTAGCGGGGCTGATCGGATTGCGCCTTCTAAGCTACTTGTTGTCTTAGAGGTATACGTTATCATCTCGTTGTCAATATACACAGTTCCAGTATCTGGGAAGTCGGATGTATCGTCTAAAGGAATTGATGTTGCCACTGCTGATATATCAGCAGTTAACATTGCCAATGCACCGTCGTTAACAACTTCGTAACGTACTGGCAAGTTAGCAGAACGCATAAACGCTTCAGTGTTTACGTTATTATTACGTACTCGATGAACAAATAAGAAATTGCCTTCACGTCCACGTAGCATATAATCAATAAAACCAGCACCGTACCAAGTATACTGAATACCAATCATCTGCATTTTTGTAATATCAATATTATATCCGCTTGGGCCTGATCCGTCTGCTGAATCTCTATTCCAGTCTTCTTGATAGAAGAATCTATCTTGTACACGACATAATTTTATTTTATTACCTACACTTGCGCCTCGATAGTCAGGATTCATAAACAATGATGTTTGACTTGGTACACTGGTCACTGTATGAGTCATACCTTTAATAACAATTCTATCACCAGCTTTTAACTGATCTCTGAATCTAGTGTTAACACCGGTCAACTCATTACTGTTGGGTGTTGCTGTTACGCTACCAGCAAGTTGGAATGTTGCTGATCTCACAGTAACCGCTAGTCGTTGTCCGTTATACTGCCAGAACATACCGTTTTGATCGTCAAAACATCCAGCACGTACAGTTGCACCACTCCATCTATATAATGAAATCTGTGCTTGACTTGTTAATGTTGCTGTTGTTGCTCCTAATTGTTGGGTTGCAACAACTGTGAATATACGCTCGCTTACAACTGAAGATACAACATACTCGTTGTTATATCCGCTAGTTTCAACACCAATAATTTTAACATCAGCGCCTACTTGTAATCCATGATCAACGTCGTCAGTGGTGAATGTAATAATACTTCCAACAGCTAATCCTGTTGACGTTGCTAATAATAGGTCATAGCTAGGGGCAAATAATGAACCAGTAGTATACATCAAGCCCTTACCAGACTGATAACGAATATAGTTCTTACTCATACGAACTGCTTGAGCACCGTGTTGTGGTCCTCCTGTTCCCAATTGGACACCACCATCATATGGTCTGTGAGAAAAGAATGTATCCGATCTTGTGTATATAATACCAGTAAATCCGCCAACGTTAATACTGCCTTGAGCTCTTGCAGTATATCTAATAACGGTTGGGGTTGGTACTGCTTCAACGAAGAACGGTCCAGAAGCCAAGTTTTGGTTCAATCCTGCTGATGTAATATTAACTAAAATGCCAGCGCCTGGAACAAGTCCGTGATTAGAAAGAAAAGTAACTTGAATGACCGCAATAGCTGCAAACGTTACAGGTGATATTGTGGTCAACACTGCTGTTGTTGGTTCTGAAATAATAACTGTTGAATAAAAATCTATTGATTGTCCGCCTGAGCTTGTACCAGAAACTGTGGCATCAACTACTGATCCGCTTGTGTCAATTTCTGTAACCGTTAATATTAAATCGTGTGTTACAATAGCGCCTGCTAATACATCTCCTAATACTTTTAATCTATTTCCAACAACATAGTTATCACCGCCATTTTCAACAGCGTTGAACGTATAAGAGCCACTAGCTTTACCAATAGTTACTGTTAAACCAGAACCTTTTGACACGGTGTTAGTTGGTACTAATGCGCTATAAGACGCAGAGCTTGCGTTTGCAGTTCCTGATAATACTGTGAAAATACCAACACCGCCAGTACCATCAACTGTTGAAATCTGTATTGTTAAGTCATTAGCAGGTGTTGCACCGCCAAGTAGTGTTCCAACTACTTTAACTTTATCACCAACAACATATCCAGATCCAATACTACCTGTTGTTACGCTCAGATAAACTGTTCCCGAAGTGCTTACATTAAAAGTTAAGCCAGAACCGTTACCAGTTAATAGTGTTCCAGGCAACAAGGTGTATATGTCATCATCTAACGCAGTGCCTGCTCCAGAAATAGATGCTATTTTTCTATCAGCTGTCACTGTAAGTACAGTGATTGTTAGATCATTAGCAGGTGTTGCACCGCCCAACTCAGTTCCACGAATAACAAATTGGTTGCCAGAGGAGTATCCACCAATATCATCAGTAAACGATGTCAATCCAGTTGATTCATTAAAATGCAGTAGTGCAGTAGTAGTTGAATCATTTGTGTATGGCGTTGTTGCTACTGTAAATCCTGATGTGTGTCTTGCAATACCTTTAGATATCCTAAATTCATCAATGTAGCCAGCAAATCCGTCACCGGCACCTAAATAGTCTGCACCAATTATCGCGGGACGAAGAGCATATGTCGTGCCGTCAGTCCAAGTACCTTGGCTTTGTCCGTCTAAGAATAACTCGGTGAAACCGCTTGATCTTGATAGTTCTAAATGATGC